GAAGCAAGTTCATTGCAGATAGCACCAAGAGCCTTGAAGTTATTAGGCTGACGGTTAGCATCTGCTGCTAGGTTAAGTGCGCCAATAAGCGCCTTGTCTGTTGTGTTTGCATAGTCATTAGCAGCACCAGTAGCAGCCAAGTATGAAGTCAATACTGGATATGTTCCACTATTTGCTAAGCGATTTAACTCGCTTGTAAACGTACTACCTGCTGTACCTGTTGCCATTATCTATACCCAGCCGTTTTCTTTGCGATTGATTTAGGTTGTTTAACAAATTGCTTGCCCTTTTTATTACCTTTAGCCTTTGCTGCGTTAGTGGCTCTCTTCTCGGCAGGGGTTAAATTAGCCCACGCTGCTTCAGGAAGATATCTCTTCTTACCTTTAGAAGGCTTGCCATCTGAAGTCTTCCACTTCTGACCAGTCCACTTCTTTAAAGACTGTTGAGATTTAGCCAGTGCCATTACTTGTAGCCTCCGCCTGCCTTCTTATACTGAACTGCTAGTAATTGTGCCTTGCGTGCAGACCATTGCCCAGGGTTTCCACCTTTAGAACCAGCCTTAATTTTATTAAATAGTGACTTACGCATACCAGGCTTGGTGTAATTACCTGCCTCATTGACCTTAGACTTTGCTTTTTTCTTCACCATTTCACCTTATCTGCCCAGTAAGCAGCAGACATCTTTCCTTTGGCAATGTTCTTTGAGTGGCGTGCTTTGAAAGATGCACGCTTATTCTTCATTCTTTCAGACTCTCCAGCCTTAGGTTTACCTGCAGTTGAAGCGCCTTGTTCGCCGAAGCGAATAGTCTTGACTTGGCTGCCTTGTTTAGCCACCACTATATGTGACTTTTTAGGGTGGCTAGGAGTGCGTTTAGGTTTATTAAAACCTGCTACACCTGCTCGCTTTAACCTTGAGTCAGCCATTGTATCGAGAAAATCTGCCAGAATTCCAGCGATAAACTGGTCCGACACCTGATTGGTCTTCAAAATCATTACGCATCTTAGCGAAGCCTCGGCTATTAGGTTTTATGGTTGGTGATGATGGCACAGCAGTTGTATCTGCACTACCACCAATTGTTTTTACACCAAACTTTGTATAAGCCTTACCTCGTTGTACTTTCTTTTCCATTTACTTACCTTTCTTTTGTTAACTCATCTTATGGTCAAAAGACATTCCACTGACACCTATTGAAGTAGTGTAACCGCTAGGGTTAACGCCGCCTTTAGATTTTTTTGGTTTGTCTGGTAATTTTTTCCGCGTTGGCGTTGGCGAAGGTTTTGGTTTAGGTTGTCTAGGTATAGGTCCTGGCATCCCATCATATGATTGGAACCACTCTGGATTAGGAGTCATCGGTTCTTAACTCCAAACATACCGCCAAGACCGCCACCTGCAAGATTACCTATGCGGGTTTTACCTGGTACTTTTGTAACTTTTGTGCTATCCCAAGTTTCTTTCTGTCTCATAGGCTTACCATCCCAATCAGGACTATAAGGAACTTGCGCAGATAGTTTTGCATCATATGCTTTCTTAGCCATCTCAGGACCAAGATTAGCCTTACCTGTTTTCTTTGCCATTAGTTAGCACTTCCCATCGGATAGGCACCTGTTTTTTGCATAATCATTTCTTTTGCTCTTTGAAGACCACCTTGTGGTATGGTGCCTTCTCTTATCATTTTCTCAAGCATTGCATTGGCTTTAGCAATCTTGGCGTTTTCTCGTTTGTTCTCCCTCATAGGCTGTTTAGCCCTAGCCTCATCAGGAGACTTATCAACGTACGCCATAACTACTTCTTCTTGCCCATCTTCTTAACAGCAGCCTTCTTGCCTGCCTTCATTACCATTTTCTTACCTGACTTCTTGGCTTCTTTCTTTGCCATAGCCATACCTTTTTTACCGTATGAAAATTCTTTTCCGTTTACCATTGGCATATTATGCTCCTAGTTGATTAAGTACTGCTGCTGATTGTTTGTTTATATGTTTTGTTGGTGCCATCTTGCTAGAGTCATAAGGTTTACCCAGTATGTCACTAGCCTTTACTGCCTCTTGAATCTTCTTCATAGAAGTTCCAGCGGGCTGGATACCCTGCGCTCTTGCTGCTTTATAGGCATCCAATTCTGCGTTAAATGCTTTGGTTGGCATAGACCTTTGGCTATGTGCATCTCCTGCGTTCATTTGTATACTTAAGCCCTTACAGCCAAAGCATCCTTCTACTGGCTCAGGGTGATGTTCCCAATGTTTCATAGCGCTGTAAAATTACTTTCTGTTACCCCTACACCGCCAGCAATAAGCGCTGCTTTGGTAGCAGCATCTACTGTGTGGTTGTAGCCACCTCTGTAGTAGGCAGGATAACTATCAAAGTCAGAATCCTGTGGATATCTAATCTGTGCATACCCACCAGTAGGTTTTAAGACTATGGATATACCCCTATCAAGTTTATAGAAATAGAATAAACGATGGGTACCAGCAGGGCCTTCCTCAACTATGGGAGTTGTGAAATTAAATAGACTCATAAGTCCTCCTAATGAACTCACCCCGAAGGGTAGGCTGTTCTAATATGCCTACCCTGCAGAGTCAATCAACTAGAGAGCAGCGATTGAGGAACCTGTTTCAATACGGAACAGTGCTTCTTCACGATAACGTGCAAAGCCGAGTACGCCGTACCAGCCCATTGGGCGGAAGCGCATCAACTTATCGGTTACGTTTCCGATAACAATGTGTGGCTCTTCTGCGACGGCTTCAGCAAGTGCTTGCTGTCCACAGAGGATAGTATCAAATACACGTGTTACTGGTGTTACGGTTACAACAGTTGTTGCAGTAACTGCAGCAGTATTGGCTACATCTACAGTAAATGTAGTTGTTGAGCCAGATGTGCTGATTGCGCTAATCTTTGCAGTAGATGCAATACCAGTTCCACCAATCTTGTCGCCAACCTCAGCGCGAGTTGCAATTACAGCAGAAGAAGCAACACCGAAGGTGAAGCCTGTTGATGTACCTGCAACGGTTACTGTGGTTGTGGCAAGAGCGGTCTGGTCTGCGCCTTCTTTAGCGTTAGCAAGACGTGAGGACTCTACGTAGAATGCTCCTTCGTAGTCTCCGATTTCTCCAGCAAAAACATTGTTTACGGATGGGTCAGAGTTAATGTGAGCGAAGTTCCAGCCTAGGTTTCCAGACTCTGCACGCAGGTCGTGGGAAACTTCAGGGTGAATACCTGCCCAGTAGTAAGAACCACGGCGAGCCTTGGCCTTATTAGAGCGAAGTTTAGCAACAGTCTTACGAATTTTTGCAGAAGTTAATGTGTCAGTTGCAGCAAGAGTTGCTGTACTTGTAACAGTACCTCCGTAGATTACGTTAGTTCCAGCACCAAGAGTTGTCATTGCAACCTTGTCAATAGAATCAGCAAGGTTATATGCAATGATATTTGCAATTGCTGGGTCTACGTCTGCTAATGAGAACAACTCAAGAGCGCGGGTTACTAGAACAGCATTGCCATACTCATTAAGAGTAATGGTTACTGATGTTGGGGTTGTAAGAGCAACTGCATCTGGGTCTGTTGTTTCAGTCAGAGTGCTTGTTGCTGAGTCTAGGTCAACATAGCGCTGTAGCACTACGGTTGAGCCAGGGATTGCTTGTCTAGCGGGGCGTTTGTCTGCGACTGAACGAATAAGTGGTTCAGAACGTAGCGCAAACTCTAGAAGACGGTCATACGCCTTCTGTACTAGACCTGCTGCGCCGACTGTTCCACCTAAACTGGCAGAACCTGTCGATGTAAATGCATTGGCCATTTTTTTGCGTCACCTCCAGTGACTATGAACGGTTAGGAATTGCGTAGTAGATGGATTAATTCATCCATTGAGCCAGCGTTATCTAAACGCGTAGCCATATCTACGGCTTTGTCTGGAGTCATACCGCCTTGGGTCAAGACATCTTGCTGACGTAATGTCGCAAGGTCTTTCTGCGTATCTTCATTCTGTTCTTGTGGAGTATAGCCAATTAAATCTCCGTTATCACGGAGCCAAGAATCAATAGATTCTTCTGTGGTATCTTCTACATCTTTCAGAATAAGGCGTGCAGCCTTAGCGTTTACTCCCTTTTTTGCTAGGACTTCGGAGACAGTTTGTTCCCGTTTCTGCTTAACGTATCCGTCAAGTTGTTCGGTCAGTTCCTTGATACGCTTCTCATCAGCACGTTTGGCTTTCCTTAGTCTTTTGACTAAAGCATCGCCATCTAGTTGATGTTCAGGTACTTCTACCTCTTCGTCTTCTTCATCCCAGTAGTTGTTGCTCATAGCAACCACCCTTTCTATTCGTTGTTAGTCGCAAGCCACAGTTCTGCTCAGGGGAGGGCAGGCTGGCTCTTGCTACCAGTCTTATACACTGCACGGGGCTGGTCGGTCCGTGTCAGGAATCTAGTATGCTCCGCTACGCCGAGAAGTTAAAGAGACTGGAGTAAGTCCTGTTTCTTTACTAAACGAAGCGGCTTCAAGTCCGTATAATTTTTCTCTTGCTCTTTTAGCAGAAGCAGTACCTTTGTACTGTTCTTCTTCAGCAACATCTTGAGAATAATCAATTCCAGACTCTTTATAAATTTTTGATAGTTCTTGACCTCTAGGTAATCTTTCAGAAATTGCCTGATATCCAACTCTTGCTTCAGCCAAATCTACGCCATAACGTTGCAGTTCAGATGCTCTTGTTAAATCAGCATTTAATCCATATTGTTTAGCAGTAGCACCTATTTCTGAAGTAGTAGTCTTAGCCTCTAGTTCAGGTAAAACTTCCTTAGGATTCAAAAAGTAAGAAACTATGTCAGAATCTGTAATATTTGGATAGTAAATTCTAAATTGTTTTAGAATTGCAGGGTCGCCCATCTGTAGTCTTTCTACAGCAATCTTTGCACGTCTACCTACCTCTGCATTAGATACAGCATTTCCTATAAAAGTTGCAAACTGCCCACGTGTGGCAAATCTTTGCACTCCGTATTGACGCAATGTATCAGAAAAATCTTTTTCTTGCTGTAAATAATCAGCCTCGCTTAAAGCATTTAAACCTCTGCCCCTACGTTCTTCGTTACCAGCAAATCTTGCTTGATAACTTTTTAAATTACGTAAATCTAAAAGCATTTGGTTTGGGCCCATATTAGGGTCAGTTAAACCTTTTTGCATATAGTTTAATACCTCTTGCAATTCACTTTCTGTAAAACCGTAAGAGCGCATTGTTGTTTCTAAAAGTTTATATGAATCTCTTTTTTCAGCAAGGTCTCTTGCATCTTGTATTTTTTGAGCATTTATTTTATCAAACTGTTCCTTAGACATAGGATTAGGCTCAAATGGGTCATAACTAAATTGACCTGTTTTTTTGTTAAATTTCTTAGCCCTACGTTGTGTAAAATCTGCGTTAAAATCATACCCTACAAATTCAAATTCACCATCACCAGAAAGATTTGGGTCTTGATATCCAGGGTCTGCAACTTCAGCACCATCTGTCTCTCCACCCTTGCCATCGGCAATAACAGGAATTCTAAATCCAGTTCTGCCAGGTTTGTATCTTAATATAGTTCCTGCTTTAGGAAAAACAGTTGGCTTATCAATTGGTTTATCATCTGGTTCATCATCTGGCTTATCATCTGGCTTATCATCTGGCTTATCATCTGGTTCTTTAACTACAGGACCAGTA